GAAGAGTATTCCAGCGAAGAAGTCTACTCTCTATGCTTTCCGACTGTTCGAAGAGAGAGAAGGCTTACTCGACTTCTTTTCACTTCGGAAGAAGTCTTCTTACTACTCCGGAAAAGACGACTTCTTTCTACCGACTTCAGTAGTCTTCTTTCTACGACTATAGAGAGAAGGCTTATTCGTATTCTTCTCAAATAGAGAAGACTGTTTCTTAGAGAAAGCGAATAAGTCTCTTCTTCTCCACTGGAATAGTAGTCTTCTCTCTGAGAGACTCTTCTTCTCTCTTTCTCTTTCTTTGGAGTATATACGTAGTATATACTCTTTCTTTCTCTGTTCTCTCTACTTCTTCTCGCGGTAGACTAGAGAGAGTAATAGCGAATCTAGTAGTAGTCTTCTCACTGCTTACGTATATAGAGTATACGCTGCTGTAGTAGCAATAGTAGTAGTCTGCTTACGCTGTAAGATACGACTTCAGTAATAGTCTCTCTTCGACTAGAGAATAGAGAAGAAATAGCTCCGAAGTCGTTCTGCAATAGACTTACTCGTCTTTCCCTTCGCTTTTCGAAGCAGAATTTCTCCCCGAATTCTTAATAAGAAGATGACCAGAATTCAGTAATGCTTGGTTTCAGCACTGAAACTGGTGATCTTATGGAGGTAGACCCAGATGATAATGAACATAGTTAAATCTGGTATTCTAAAGATGTTAATAAGAGAAAAGCTCAAATTCGTAGTCTTGCAAGAGGCTATGATCCGATTGATGTTTATCTTTGATTCGTTCGGAATGGAGTGAGACGTTTTGTTTCGCTCCGTTCCGTTTTCGAAAAAGACAAGCAAAGCAGCTGTTTTGCCAATTTCTCCCC